ATCCCTTCACGGAGTCAGAGTAAAAAGACGGCAGATTTTCGTAGACAAGACGTAACTCAGTGATGAGTGTGTTCAGTTCGCTCTTGGCGTTCGCCCAGTTCATGTCAGTCATCGAGTTGCTCCAGTGCGCGGCGGATGGTGTCAAGGGAGTCCTTGGTGAGGATTGTTTTCCCAGTCATGTACCCCTCCAGTGCAGTTAGGGCCTGCTCCTTCAAGCTCGGCGGCTTGGGGCGGCGAGCGGACTGCAGGAAATCGCGTGCATTGCTGTCCGACAGTTCCATCAGCGCACAGCACGCCTCCAGCTCTTGATCGGCGCCCCATTGGGCGGCTTTACGGGCTAGGCCGTACTTGGTGGAGTGATCTTGCATCCACTGCTCTATTAGATGCGGCGGTGGGGTGATGGGGTGTTGTTGTGTCATGCCTGCTGCTCTGCATTCTTCCAGCGTTTGCGGCGCACGATGTCGCTGACGTGCGCCACGCTGATGCCGTAGGTGATCGAGATGTCGAGCATGGTTTGGCCGCCAGCGTGCAATTGGCGGATCTCGATCGCGTTCTGCGGCGTCAGCACCGCAGTGCCTGGAATGTGGCCAGCCCTAAACCTGCTCATGATGCAATAGCAAACGACGCATGTACCAGTCAGCCTTGCCGTAATCTTCATCGGCATTGCCCTTGTGCTCAGCGCGCCACAAATACTTGATGACGTTGCCTTTGCAGTAAGCGCTGAATCCAGTATCACCAAGCGCTGCCTTGATGGCTTGGATGCACTCAATGTCGCCGTGCTTGTAGTGCGGCGGATGATTGACAAGATCAGTCATTGCCCAGTGCCTCCGTCATGTCGCGTTTGATCAGTTCAACAATGCGCTCTTGATACAGCCCGGTGTAGGTGCTGCATGTACGACCGCTGCGGGCATACAGCCACTGCAGATAATCGTCACGGCGCTGCTCAGTTTTGTAATTGATCATCTTGCATTAGCTCCAGGAGTTCAAGAATATGCGTGGCAAATGCCACGTGGGTCATCACTGCATGGGTGCCGGGAGGGCGCCCGTAGGACGCCTCCCACCACTCCTTGAATGCAATATCAAGTGTGGTTTGATTCATCAGAACACAGGCTCTTCGCTGGTGGTTGCTGCGCCGCGTGGCATGAATTCAAAGCGCTGGATGCTGAGCACATGCTTGCTGCGCTTGGCACCGGTTTCCTTGTCGTTCCACTCTTGCCGGCGTACGGCACCGGTCACAAGGATGCTGTCGCCTTTTTTGAGCTTATCAACGATCAGCTCAGCAGACTTACCCCAGATCTCGCAGTCGATGGCGTTATTGATCCAGTTGCCGTCTTTGTCTTTGCCTTCCTGGATGCCACCTGCGAAGTTGGCAACCATGGTGCCAGATTCAAAAGCACGCAGTTGCGGGTCGGTAATGATGCGAACGATGCCGGTTGCGTAAAGGCTCATGTCAGTTCAGTGGTGTGATGCCGTTGGCTTCTTCAAAAGCCAAGACTTGTGCAAGGGGATAGCGAACACGTGGCGTGCCAGCTGGTAGGCCAATGCGTGGTGCAGTGATGTAGGCAGGGCCAATACCGCGTGCACGCTGGTTTTTGATGGCTGCTGGCTTCAGGCCCCAACGTGCTGCCAGTTCGTCAGTGGTGAGAAAGGGTTCAGTCATCAGCAAATGGATCCTCAGTGGCAGGTGCTAGCTCAGCCTCTCTGGCCAGTGCTAGCTCCATGAGCTGCCGGTTTTGCTCATCGCTGAGGTCAGGCTTGCGCTTGTCCATGCGCGCTACCACCTCCTGCAACTTGTCCAGCGTGTCAGCCTTGGCGATAGCAGCCTTACCGGCTTGAAACAGCTTGGCGTCGCCCGCGGGCAGTGCAGGTGCGGCGGTAACGGTCACCGGCTCGACCTCGGCCTGCTGCATCTCATCGGTGCTGTAGACGCCGGACATGTCAGCGGGAAACGCCTTGCGCAGTGCCAATGCCTCAGAGCATTTGGCGATCATCGCGGCGCCCATCTTTGACCACAAGCCTTGGCCGGCGTTGTAGTCAGCAAAGCGTGCAACGCCAGTAAATGGATGGTTGGCACCCTTGCGCCAGATAGTGGTCTTGGCCGCGGCAGGTGGCTTGCTGCCCAGCCATACATCAGTCCACTGGCCATCTTCGCCACACCACTCAGTGATGCTGCCGTCCAGTTGGCCGGTGCGCTCAGCAATGGCACGCAAGCCGTCGATGCCGGCTTGGATGGTCATCTTGCCGCCACGCTTGATGGCGTAGATCTGCTTGCTGAATGGATCCAGTCCAGTGCGCTGGCAGGCGTAGGCAAACAGGCGCAACTCGTCATTGCTGCAGCCAGGCGCAATGGTGGTTGAGATCAGCTGCGTTTGCTCTGGAGTCCAGAGCGTGATGCTAGAAGTCATCGGATGTGATAGTTGGGTTGGCAGTTAATGCCCATGAAGGCAGGCTGAGCGCTTGGCACGTGTCGCCGTAACCCGGCCACTCCTTGGTGGCTTGGCAGTCGGCGATCACGCGCATGTCACGTTGCCGCAGCTCATCACCAGCAGCCATGGCCGCGGCGTCCAGCTCGTAGACCGCAACCGCGTACGGAGCAGTCTTTTCAACGGCAATGAACACAAACCGCTCAGCACCGTGCAAGCCGGCTAGGTAGTGGCGCGCTTGCACATGGTAGCGAAAGGTAGCCACGCTACGGGCGAAGCCGGCAGGGCTGGCATCCGTGGTGGTCTTGAGATCCACCACAGTGGCGCCGGTATACCAGTCAGGGCGGCACTTGCAGCGCAGCCCAGTGGCGGCATCATCCCACCAGAAGGACTGCTCAGCCTTGCCATGGGCAAACAGTGCAGATGCTGCGGGATGACGATGCACGCTGTCTGCCATGCAGTTGGCGGCCATCATGTCGCCAGCGGTAACTGCCTCAATGCCAGCAGCAGCCATGCGCTCTGCTTGCTCCTTGCCGGCTTTGGTGTTGCGTGGAGCGCAGACGCCATAGCGGCCTGCTAGCTCCCCCGGTTCGAGCACTGCGCAATGCACCAGTGATCCAAGCCGCATGGCAGCAGTTGGTTCAACCGGCATCCGGAGTGGGTTGATGTATCGCGCCCAGTAGTGGTAGGGCGACTTAGCTACTGCGTGCAGGTGGCTGGCGCTGACGGCGGGGTCGGCGTGGTACTGCTCGTTGCTGATGGTCATACCGCTGCCCCACTGCGCAGCTGGCGATGCATCCGGCTGGCGGTGCCGTAGGTGGCGACCAGTTCAGGGAACGCATCCATCAGGCGGCGCTTGTTGCCGGGGTCGGCTTTCATGCCAGCGGCAGCTAGCGCTTGGAAGAATCCACCGCCGTGCTGGTAGGCAGTGGCAAATGTCCAGTAAATGTCTGATTCGGTCATGGCTTGAGTTGCTCTTGGCAGGCGTGATGGCTGTAAGCGGGCTGCTGGCGGCCGGTGTCATAGGCCATTGCCCAGACACCGAAGATGATTGCCAGCACGGCAAAGCGGTTCAGATTGTTCATGCCATCAGCGCCTTACGGACGCGATAGGTGGACAGGTTGAGGCGGTCGGCAATGCGCTTCTGGCTCAGGCCAGTGCGGCGCAGTACGCGAATGCGGCGGTCGTCTGAGGCGGTTAGCCAGTCGATCACGGCGACTACTACCAGCAGCGGCAGCAGCAGTTTCCAGATGATCAGCAGTGCGGTTGTGAGCATGTCTCTCGGTTTGGGGTGCCGGTTGTCCGGCTTGTGCGTATCCTACACCCTGTGCAACCCCTGTCAACCCTTAAGAGGGGCGGCCTCCAATACGGTTTCAGATGCGGCACCGCTACCGCATCACCGCGTCCATCCTTGCGGGCAGGACCGACCGCCAATAAAAAAGCCCGCCGAAGCGGGCTAGCGCATCACCGTTCCAGGTCGCACTCCAGATCGCTGCAGGCATCCAGCAAATCCGAGAGTGGTCCCGAGCTGGTCAGCTCGTCCCACTGCTCTTCAGAGCAGAAATCCCGCAGCGCTTGGAATGCCGTGACCACGCGATCGGCAGTGCCGAGCGCCGTGGCCAGTTCCTGCAACTGGGTTGCGAGTGTATTCATTTGTCTAGGTGCGGTGGATCGCCGCCATCGCTGGCGACCCGATCACCATACCACCCTATGCCGCCATGGTCAACCGTTGCACGCGGCTCCGGCTGATGCCCATGTGCTTGGCAATCCGCCGCTGGCTCCAGCCGCTGCGGCGCAGGCGCACGGCGCGTTCCTCAGTGGTCTCGGTCGCCCACAGCAGCACCACCAGAGGCAGCATCAGCAGGGCAAGGATCAAGGCGATGGTTGTGGTGGTCATGTCTCTCGGTGTGGGGTGAATGGTGCCGGATGGGCTCCGGCGGGCCATGACGGTGGTCAGGCGCGGAAGGCGCCGTCTTTGATGAGGCTCTTCCAGAGCTTCCGAGCTTCGTCGCGAGCCATCACCCAGCAACCAGTGATCTGCCCGCGAGGTTGGTCGCGGGTTACCTGCGTCACGTTGTAACGAGTCACCAAAATGTCAGCAGTAGCTTCACGAGCTGGGTCCCAGCTGTAGTCGCCATTGGGCTGAAAGTGGAAAGTCTGAGCGTTGTCCAGGCAGAGGGTGTGGATCATGTCTCTCGGTTTGGGGTGCCGGGCTGGCCGGCTTGCACAGATCCTACACCATCCTCAGCCATGGTCAACCGCTTGGCAGCCATGCGGCGGCGGTTCCACTCCCGGCCGGCATCTGACAGACGCCAGCAGCGCGAGCACAGCGGAGCGGTCCTGTTGCTTC